TAATAAAAGATCATCTCGATAATCTCCAAAAGCAACAGTTCTGCTGCCATCGTGTCCTATGATAACATCCACAGGTGTTCTATAGGTATTATCAGTAATTTTTTCAGGTTTGAATTTTGGATATATTCCTAATTTTGTTGGTGTTGGCGGAACAAAACTGCCTGCAGTATTTGCATAATCTTTGATTGTTATTCTATCTCCGGCAGCTAAAGTGGCTGTTATAGTTACACCATCTGATTCGGTGCTAAAATTATAGTCATATCCCAACAGTAATATTTGATCATTGAGGTATACATATACTGCTCTTCTGCTAGTGGTGGTTACATCAAATTGTGAATCAATCGCATACTCTGTTTCTTCTGAGTCTTGCACTGTGTAATTTCTCACCGTGAGATTTTCTCCATGTCCCATCATGTCATCATAATAGAAAGGAAAACTTGCATTCTTATTATTAGAAATATTTTTAATTATTTCGTCTACCCTATTCAAAATTAAACCTTCATGCGATGATCCTTGTGTGTTAGCTAGAAACGTTTCTTTAAATTTTTGATATTCATTATTACAGTATTCTATCGATTTGATAACATTGGCATTTTGATCTATCAATAAAAACATAGCCTGCGGTAGAGCAGCACTGTGTTGAATTATAGTACCTCCCTCTAATCTTACATTGCCTATATCTCTTAGATTACTACTGCCAGGAGTATCACCTATCATCTCAACATTTTTTTCATTGATGTCGTGTACATGATTTAATATCTGTCCATATGTAAAATCAGACAGTTGTGCATTGAACGGATTTACTGATATGTTTTCAGATACTTCATATATACCTTTACTTGGAATTTTTTTTGCTGAACTGTAACAACTTAATTTAATTAAATCGTTTACATTTAAGTCTTTGGCAAATTTTACATATTTGTAGGTCAATCCGTCTACCAGAGTGTAATCTGTGCCTAAATTTTGAGTGATATGATTCACATCCACTGTTACAGATAAATCAGATAACGATTTACTGTTTTCAAAAACATCTACAGGAAATAGCTTTAATTCATCTCTAGTCACTGTAAATAGTCTTGTAACTCGCTGTCTACTCTCTTCTTTCCTCTCTATCCATCCGCATCTGCTGACATGATTGTCTCTAGAAAGAATTTGATGTGCATGTCCTGTGTTAAAATTTTTTGTGTAAGATTTATCATCGATATTGTATTGAAAAGATCCTGTGGCAAAATCAGAAGTGAAAACAATATCACCTACATTTTTTATTGTGTTATACTTTATTTGTAATCCTAATATAGGATCTTCTGTGGCCATTGAACTAATTTTGTATTCAAATAGTTTGGATCCTGTAAAAGTAGAATTTGGGTACACATTATCGTCGTCAAATGCTTTATGATTTTCATCAAACAATGTGAACAATGGTGGTTGATTAACATCTATTTTAGATTGTCCTTCTATCCATGCTCTTTCATTGGTGCTGTAATAGAAAGTTTTTGATTGATTGATTGCTCCTAATTCAACTGTTACTGCATCTCCATCTAATGGCAGAGCATCCGAATCTTCTGTTAGTCTCAGTGTGGTTACTTCTGCTCCTGCCACACTGACAAAATTAACCAAATAAATTCTGTTATTAATTAAAGGATCTGTGTCTCCGGTAACTAGCAGTCTCATGCCATCCACTAGGGGCACTCCGTCCACAATGTATCCTGTTTGATTAACCATTCTTGAAAAGACATCCGTGGTCACTGTGTCTATCAAGGTCACTGATTTCTTGGCAGTGGTTCCGTGATTGAATAAAGATAATCCAGAATCAAATTCTATAATGGGCCGTTTGGCTCTGTCTGTTTCTAACAGTACAGGTGTGTATCCATTCGCGACAGCAGTAGCTTCTATCACTGCTCTATGGAACCATCTGTTGTATCTGCTCCAAGCATTGCCATCGATGCTGTCTCTCTTGATCGTGATGTAATCGGGTGTTACTGGTCTATAAAAACTGATTGAGTAGGGTCTGTCAGCATAAGGCACTGCATCATATGGTTCTGTGGACTCTTCTGTGTAAGGTCCTGTCACAATCAAATTGGCTATGTCTGTTAGTGTGATAGATGAACCCACTCCCTCGACATAAAATTCTTTGTTGGCATAGGCGGAATTGGCAACGTTATTCTCAAATCTCACTTTCATACCATTTGATAATTTGATTCCTGTTTTTAGGGTGTAGTTTTTTGTTCCTATGATTTCGTGTTCAACATCTATTTTGGTTGCTTCACTTATAGTTCTAATCGTGAATATACCCTGCATGCTCTGATGATTTCCGCATTGATAGTATAGAACATCAGGAGCACCTGTGGGCACGGTAAAAGTTAATGTGCCTTTCTCTGTGCCGTTGCCTGACACTCCTGTGCTGTATATCACCGATGTACTGCCATCTTCTGCTATACCAGTTTTAAATGGTTCTGTCATTATGTAGAAAGGATGACCGTGTGTGTCTAAAATAAACTTATAGGTATTGCCTCTAGATAGAGTGATCGATGGATTGTTTATTCCTGGATATATTCCAAAATTATAGGCAGATTGTCCAGTGTGTGTTACTGTAATTTCAGACACTGTGTTGGTTCCGTTATTGGCTATTAATATGGGATTTGGTCCTTCTGGCAACCAATAATATTCTCTGTAATTTATTAACTTGTCAAAATCTATAGCTGGATCCCAAGAATAAACTTTTTCTTTGTTAAGTCTATCATGATTACTTACATTACCGCCAAAGAATTTTATTTGATTGATATAATCATCATAGGTAGCAGTAAACTTTACTTGATCTTCTGGATTGATTGAAGAAGTATCTTTGTCTGTGTAGGTTACAGTGGGCTCTAACTGATAACTGTCTCTGTCTTCAATACCAGATTCGATAAATTTATCTGTGATTAATCTAGTGTAAGAATCTCTTCTACCAATATACCCATCTAGTCTAACCAAACTGCCTGGTTGGATTAATTGATCTAGTGTAGAACTTAAGAATCGTTCGTTGACGTCTGTTCTATAAAAAGTGGGTAGATGTGCAACTGATCTTCGAAGGGTTACACCATTTTCATCAGTAACCACATCATAGTTTGATTGGCTGTCTAGAGGTCTGTCCGCCATTATTAGTATCCTGTTCCGCTGCTGCCAGTACTAGATCCAGAACCTAATTTAGAAATTGTTACAGATGATACTGCAGAAGTCGATCTCGTGTTAGTGGTCAATCCAGTAGTGTTTGTAACCACGTTGCCGCTGGCTAGTAATTGATTGGCTCCGATAGCATCAATAATTACCACATCATCAACTGTGGCTCCATTAACAAAAATTTCATCTGCTGCTCCACTGATTTGGAACAATGAACCAAATCCCTGTCCTGCTTGATTTGGAACTATAACCACTGTTAGTAGATCAGGAGCAAGTTGAGTATGAATATAAGCTGCAAGCTCTGTAAAATAAAAAGTATCACCAAAATCAAAATTGTCCAGTGCAAAAAATTCGTTGATTGCTTGAATTACTCGAGTTTTAATCACGGCGTTGGTTACATTGGTTGATGCATTCTTGACCACTTTGAATGTGGCTTGAAATTGCTCATCTGCTTGTATACCGAATAACACTTTATATTTTACAGGATGGAATACTAGTTGGTCTGATAATGCTTTGATAGGATTAAGACCAGCAGCATAACTGATTCTCAATTGGTCTGAAGTTGAAGGTAACGGTTTTTCTCCCCCTTGACTTAGCCAAGTTCTAAATAATTGATCATAGGTTCTTTCTAAAACATAAATGTCCATAATATTAGTCTGTGCAGGATCTATTCTTGTATTTTGACTAGCAGTATGTTTGTACAAAAATTCTATATTGCTTCTACCTTTTCTTGCAATATAATCTGTGGTGGTTTCTAAAGTTATAGATTCAGCATTAAATTGTTTGATAACATCTTCATCAACATCATAAAAATAAAATAATTGTCCATCTTCGTATGCTCCAGGTAATACGATAGAAGATTCGTTTTGAGTCACAACGAAATTGCTGGCATCGTATGGTCTATATCTTTCAATGTCATTGTAACCTAAATATTTTTCAAAAAATACAAATTTTGTACTAACGTTGACGTTGGGTTCCACAATAATATCAAAAATATCTGGATTATCTACTACTCCATCATCATCATCGTCATAAAATCCCACTTTGACTTTTCTATTGTCTTGATATCCGTCTGCTTCTTCCACTGTGTCCACAATCTGCCAATCAATCGGGAATCCTATGCCTAATCCTGTGCTGGGTACAGTGTTAGATTTTAATATTTTTACCACATCTTTAACTGTTTTTCCTGTGATATAATCATACACTCTGTCGGTTTTGTCAAAATAAAATTTGTTATCTTGCTCGCTCTCAAAGATATAATTTAATCCTCTGTAGGTCACTGTGTATATGCTGCCATCTGTTGTGAATTTAAACCACCAGCTGGCATCTAAATTATTTTGTGATGTATCACCGGTATAGTCTAGAGAAAAATCATTATGACTGCTTAGGTTTACTCCTGTGATTACTCTCCATAACGAGTTTTCTTCATCAAATCTCAATCCAAATTCTTCATAGGCTTCTATTCTATCTATGATATCTGTTTTTAATTCTGTGTCAAATATGGTTGTGAATGGAGGATACACGGCGCTGGCCACTGCGTTGTTTGGAATTATATCATTCAATGTGACTGGTCCTTGACCATTTTCTAAATTGCCTTCTCCCTGATTAGCGCCATCCAATACTACTCCTGCTATTTTTGCCCAAGCTCTGTCTTCTGCTAAATCTGTACCTAGAGTAACTAATTTTCCATTTAAAAATTCGCGAGTATCCGGAGATGTAAATTTAACCAAAGCTCCTACTTTAGCATATTTTAAATTACTTGTGGAATAATCTCCCAGAGTCAGTGGTCCGGCTCCATTGAAATATCCTGTATTAGTGTTGGTTCCTGTGGTAGTGCTGACCCAGCTGGCCGATAAGGCGCTTAAATCTTTGGTTCCATATTTTAAATAAAAAAATTGTCTCGAATATGCTTCTTTTAATTTTCCTTCGACTAATCTATTAATAATATCTAATATTTCATTTCTGTTTGTGAATGTAAAAGTAAATTGTGGTATAGTTTCTTCTCTGTATAATATTCCGTCATCTGCAAATACAGAAACATTACTGTAAGCACCTGTCGGATCAATAATTTCTCTTGATCTACTAACTCCGCTTGCTGTTCTATTGCTCGCTTTGAGTTTGATAATTTCTTGAGATGCTGCTAATGGTACCACATTGTAATCTTCTGCAGTGATCATTCTGTTTTGAGCATAGTACACTTGAGATGCTTTGGTCTTAATACTATCATTTGATTCTGATGCTGCTGAATTATAAACTGACTGTTGTAGAGCACAAGTCACCGTGAGTTGTTGTTCTCCACCAGCTTTGTCTAGATAAGGCACTACAAAACTTATACCTTGCATGTCTGCTGATTGTATAGAATATTTGGCATTGTCGCTGGTTCTGTAATACAATCTAAAAGTTCCTAAAGGAATGTTAGAAAAATTTCCGTCCCCAAACACTAGATCAACGGTATCGTTGTTTTTAGTTGCAACATTATAAATGTCTCTCACATCAGATGCTAAACTATTGTATATCACGTTGCTGCCAGATAGGTCTGGTACCTTAGTCCATAATTTTTCTATTTGACCGAAATCGTCTAACTTGTATAACCAAAGGTCGGTGTTGTTAATATTATTGATTGTGATAGGTTGCACATAATTTGTAGTTGGTTGACTGATTGAAAATTCTGTGCTGCCTAAAGATCCCTGTTTAAACAGAACAAAAAATCCTGTGTTAGGACTGGTATCACCTGCTCCATCTATTCTGTACATGTATGTAAAACCTGTTCCAGGAATAGGATCTTGCTCGTATATAGATTCTGAACTAGAAATAGTGGACGGAATTATTTCAAACTGTCTAGTAATTCCACTAACTGATCTATTAAAGACAAACACTGGAACATCGGTGTTGTTGGAATTTAATGTATAAACTTCTGTGGGTGTACCTCCAATTGAATCACTTTCTTTTGGTTTACCAAATTTCTGTCCATCTACATTAGCAGCATTCAACACTGTAATAAATTGCTCTCTATAGTTTGTATTAGAAGGATCATTCCAAACAATTGTGGAATTTATTAAACTATTTCCACTGCTGTCTCTAACATCTTCAGATGTAGATATTGCAGTTATTTTTAAAAGTCCGGTAGCTGATAAATTTCTCTTGGGATTGTAATTGATCAATCTTGCTAATCTTAAAATACTGTTTCTTCTTTCTGCTGTTTCTAAAAAATTCTCTCTTGCATTTAGATCCACTCGAAAACTCAAACTCTGAGCAATGTAAGCGATGAGATCTATCAGCGCTACATATTCTGAACTCTCAACAAAATCATTAAAATCATCTGGATAATTTTCTCTGAGATAGGCCACCATGGTTCTTCGTAGTGTTTCAAAGTCGTAAGATTTGAAATCTGCCTGTTGGAAAGCAGTGTAAATTTTGCGCCAATCTTCGGCTACAAGCAAGCGATTTTGTCTGTCAGTGATGGCCATAGTTTAAACTATGGATATTTATTGATTTTATTATATGCGTAGATTAAGAAAGGCGCAAAGCAGCGTTTTCGTCGAAACTAAAGGTAAGTTTTTCAGTTATGTTGTAGGGTATGTAGGTAATAGTAGCCTGTACCGATATTCCGTGCTCTGATTCACTTACCAATATTTCTCTAGTGCTCAATCTAGGATCAGCATTGAGATTTTGCGCAATATCGTCTGCTACTGCTTGTTTGGTTGCTTCTGTTAATGGTTCAAACAGCACATCATAGATAATAGTACCGAAATCAGGGTTTTCTACTCGTTCTCCTTTTCTTACACTTAATCGATTGATAAGATCCTGTTTGATCAATTCAAAATCATACAATTTATAATTGCTTTTATCGGCTCGTGAGCTAAACCCTCTAAAGGTCTGCTGTCCGCCAGCTATAAAATTACTGTTGTCTCTTTCACTCATTTTTAAAATCCAAATATTTTACCTATACTTCTGCCTACAGAAGCTATTGTAGAAGTTACCTGATTACCTATCATGCCTACCACGCTCCTAATCTGGGTTACCGACGTAATGTTAGTACCCATTACAGATTTATAAATGTCATTCACAACATTTACTTGACCTGCTATGTTATTTACTTTACCTAAAGAACTCACACCTGGAGCAATGATTCCTCCTATTTTATTAGTCACTCCTCCCAGTGCTTGATTTGCTACATTACCGGCTAAATTTTGTAGATTGTTCAATCCTCCCTGCACTCCTCCCAACACATTGCCTGCTGTGGAAAACACTCCTTTGCCTGAGCTTAAATCATTTATCACTCCTGTAACTGATCCTGTGATAGCTTGTGATAAATTGCCTGTCGTAAACAATACTCCTCCTTGATTTACAAATATTTGGTCTTTTAATAAATTTAATGATCCTCCAGTAACTGATTCAACAGTTTGCTGAATGGTTGAGCTTACGCCTTCTGCTAAAGGTGATATGTTGAATGGTCCTGTTGTCGTTGCAGGAAATCTATCCAAATAAGTTTTAGCATAATCTTCTGCGGCTTGTGATAGAGCTTTTACGTCAGTCACAGGAAGATCTAATTTTTTCATATGTACTGCTAAATCTGCTTGAAACTGTCCAATCCTACAAGTTGGATTATCACTGTCTCTGTTTAATTGTGCGAGGAATCCTACTGTGCCTGGTACGTTGCAGTCTGTATCATCTTCGGTGCCTGCAAATGACACAATATCATCCCAGTGTCCTGGAAATGGTTCATGTGTTGGAACTCGTTGTCCTGACATGGATACGTTTCCTGTAGGTGTCCATTCTAAAGGAGCATTGAATGCTTTTTTTGTCACATCTACATCTGGTTTGTCTTCTCTCAACGTTCCTGTACCGCTGAGATCATAGAATGGTGTCCTTTCATATGTGACTATCATATTTGGATTGGTATAGGTGCTATTGAAATGTACCTGTTCACCAGTTAAATGATGCTGACCAGTTGCCATATGTAATTGAGACATGCCAGCATAGGATATAATCGATCCACTTATCGCTTTGTTAGTGAACGATCCTCCTGACTGTATCTGTGTATCGGTATCAGAATAGGTCTGTATCAACCCGCCATCCAATACTAATTTCTGTATGGCGCTCATTTTTATTTGTCCTTTAGCAAACATGTTAATATTATTATCGCTGTGTAAATCAATGTCACCCACTGACCTTATTGCAATAGTGTGTCCAGAATAGATATCAATACCCCCATTAGCGCTAAATTCCATCCAAACATTGCCTGATGCATTCGCAAGATATATCACACCTTTAGTATCATGCATTAATAATTGATGACCACTGCTAGTTCTCAGTCTAATCAGTTCATTATTACCTGCAGCATCACCATCATCCATCACGAATGTGTGACCTGCTTCTCTCACTACAGGTCTTTCAGGATTAGCGTCTGTGGGTCCTAATTTAAATTTCTTTTTGCTTTTTCTATCTACTCTTCCAGGAGTGCTAATTCCAAATACTGCACTAGGACTTTCTCTTCTAGCAGAACTAGTTGTAGTGCCACGCACTGTGTCTTTTATTAATCCCTGTCTTTTCAATGTATCAGCAAAAGGATGCACAGGCTTTTTAAGTTTATCAAGTCCTCCAACATTACTTGCTGCGGTCCACGTGGTTCTATTAACTTCAGAAACAGGTACCTCTTTAGTTCCATATGTGCTTTCTACTGTTTCGTTAGAATCATCTGATCGTCCATCTGCTCCCAAAGCAGTGTGAGGACTAGCAGCGATACCTGGTATCATATGATTGGTGTAAGGATCCTGTACACAACCAAACCAAAAACCCTCTGATACTTTTCCTTCTACAAATATTACTAGCACTCTAGTGTCAATATCGGGTGGAACCATCCACATTCCATAACTGTGAGGACTGTCATCAAAGTCATAGGGACTGGTTTTAGTAGTAGCGCTGGGACTCTTAGCGCCATAAAAAGGTGTTAAATATTTTACGTCATATAGCATATCAGAAGGACCTTCATCTGTACCTGACAAGCTAGGAATCATTACTTTTAATCCTCCCATTCTGGTAGGATCTACATTGTCTTTGACAATGCCTATGTATGGACCCGGATTGATCTCAGTATACTGAGTGGTCCTAAACTGTTTATTGGGTGTTGATGCGTCTCCGTATATAGTCATATGTTTTTAATTAGTAAATCCTTCTGTATCTGAAATATTAGGTGATACAGTAATGTCTTTCGGTTTTGCATTTGCTTTATCAAATTGTTTATTCAACTCTTGCAATGTGCTAACCGCCGTCATTTGTTTTCCTTGGTTATTAAATCTTACCAAATCCAATACTTGTGTAAATTTTCCACTGTCAAAAATGCTTTCTACTTGTGCTACTTTATATAATCCACTAAAAACAATGTTCTCTAAATTTTTAAAATTCATCACGCTCTTTTTTTCATCTATGTCTGTAGGGAATCTAAAATCCAATGTAACAAACGGCTCTGCTTGATCGTAGTTAAAACAGCCTAACTCTTCGTCCCAAGCCTTGCCATCGAATGTAGATGTGACTGTGGTAGATTTGCTTGTACTGCCTTTAGATTCGTTGGGCAGTGCAAAATCTTGTCCTATGAAAGCAGGATCTCCCAGTATAGTCATTTGTACATTGACCATGTCTCCCATGGGCGCTGTTAGATATTCATAAAATTCATCTACCTGAGTTGTGCTTGGACTTTTACCCGAAGAAGGATCAGCTGATTTAGTGTAAGAAGGGTATCTGCGTAGTGGCAACAGCGGTTCTGGTTGACTTTGAACTACAGATCCAAATTTTTGATAAAGATCTTGCCAGGAAAGATCTTTAACATCTCTACCTGTTTTTGAACCATCGGCTCCTGTACCGTCAACTAATGCTGCTTGAAAGTATCCAAATTTATAATTTATTTTTAGATCCAATATGTCGTGATTATCTCCGGTGTATATATAATTGTATCTCTTTTTCACAGTCTTTCCCCATAATGGTGAAGCACTCAATCCTGGCAATGTAAAATTCATCACATGCACCGCATATGGTATCACTGTAAAAGTGATTGTTTTTGGATGCATGCCTGTTCTTCTGTCAAATTCTGCAGTATTTGTTTCCACGTTGGTCACAACCTTGAACCACGGCACGTAGGGTTCTTTTGTTTGTGTTTCTGTTTGAGCTTCTGTCTGCTTGTATTTGGCTTCTTGTTGTTCTCCTATTTCTATCCAATATTTTTTAACTATATCAGTTATGTTTCTAAAACTATCAGCTTTTTGCACGCAGTCAGAAATCACCTTGGCTATACTTTCGTTGGGCCTCACGCTGACTGGAAATTTGGTCCCTGTCAAATTTGAAAGATTAAAGTTCCAGGCTTTGCTGTTGGTCACTGGAATATTGTTCTCAATTTTTATTACGTAGGTGTCTTTTTTGTCTCTTAATTTTTTTTCTATCTCCACGTCCTGCATTTTATTGAGAACTGCTGACAATTTATCCATGGCTTCAACTAAGGTGCCTCCTCTTTCCACGTTGCCAAAAATATTACCCGATCCCCTGATGTACAGATATCTGTCCGTCATGGCAAATTCCGTCCACGGCACAGCAGTTATTGTGTAAATTGTGCCTCCTGCATTGATCTCCATCTCTGCATTGGTGATTTTAATTGGTAAAACTCTCTTGGTTATAAGTTTTAGTGGATTGCCTATGTTGTCATATCCTCTAAATTCCAATGTCAAGAGATAAGGTGCATCTACGTGATCTAAAAATTTGTTATTGAAAGCAGCAGCTTTCATTTTTTCAAAAAGTGTAACACCATATGGTTCGTGCATGATCATTTCTATCTTAGTAAAATTCATCATCTTCCTTTGTTCGTTAGGTCGATGCACTGCATTTATAGATACTTTTTCAAAAAATATATCATGTCCCCTTCTTAAGATTTCGTCCGATTTTTCTCTGGACTTGATATAACCATCCTTGTGTTTGAAATCACTGTACACTGTGCCGTTGTCTTCGTTGTCTACTGTTGACTTGGCTGAGTTTGCTACTCCTTCTCTGTTGAATTCTGAAAATTTTCCTTCTGGACCTATGCCAGAACTCTTAGCAATAACATCGTGTGGTGATTCCTTTTTTATTTTTTCAGGCTTTCTAAGATCATCTTGTGACAATGCCGACAACGTCCATACATAGTTGTAGGAAGCATACTGATGCAGTCTGTTTGGTTCTGCTGTGTCTTCTTTTTGAGAACTTTTATTGATAGTCTTGCCTGTGTATGCCAAATCATTGTACAAGGCATTTAAGTCTATTGTTGCCATTTTTATATGCCTAGATCATTTTTTAAATTACTCAATTTGGGCAACTGAATAGTTTTTCCTGGAGCAAAATCATAGATCGGATCTTCGATTGCGTCTGGATTTCTCTGAGCAAACACCCACCATAGTCTTGGTGTACCATATAAGTCAAATGCTAATAGGTCTGGTCTATAAGCATATGTTCTTGTGATAGTGTAAGTGACATCATCCTGCTCTGCTGTAATTGTGCGAGGCAATAAAAAATCCAAACTGATATTGTTTTGTGGTGTATTAAAATATGGAGACGTATTACTGTATTTGGCCATTAGATATATCCTATTCCGTTTTTATCATTTAATTCACCATTGATAAATTTTCGCATGCTGAAATTTTTAACTGACTCTCTAGAATAAATCGGTTGTAGTTGTAATGTAACCTGGCTCATTGTAGGAGCCCATGACGTATTTTTGTCTGTCAATAATAATTCTGGTCCAATGAATGATTGTTGTTTGTTTTGATTGCCCTGTACTGTGCAAATATAGTCAACATCGGCTCTTAGATCAATTGAAAAATTTGTCACTATCACTGGCACTTTATTAAACACATATGCTCCGTATCCTGAAAGGCTTAATATGGGAGGAGGATTTCCTTTGAGTCCGTCTTCTTCTCCTCCAAAAAACATTTTAGTCACTGACCTAAAGAAATGTAACATAGCGATCCAATAACGTGCATCTTCTTGATTCTGTACAGGGAACTCTCCCACTACTGTGAAGCTAGGCACTTCACTGTGTGAATATGCATAGAATGGATAGTTGCTGTGTGTGAGATTCAATGCATTGTAAGATGCTGAATGATTGATTATGATAGAAGGAGTAATAGGAAATGTTACTCCGCCGGTGCTCGCTAAGGGAGCCAGCACATTATTTCTTAAAACTCCACCGTCGTCATCTCTACCTGATTCAAAGAATATCGATTGTAATTGACTGTCTGTAGGTAAAACTACTTTTACTCTAAAATCCTGTTTTCCGCTACGCACAGTCCACTGCGCTGATCCTCGCAGTTTCATATTGGCTTCTGCGCCTTTGTTTAAACCATTTCCAAACAGCCTGCCCAGTGTGCGATTAAAGATATTACCGCCCACGTTGGACAGCACTTTGCCTATGCCGCCAGTACTGGAATTTTGTTCTTCAATATTAGGTTGTAAATCCATAAAAAAACTATTATAATAGTAACTGTATTTATAGGCATTATTTTAGGCGCACTTTATAGCTCAAAAACACCCAAAAGAGTTCAAAAATTAAAGGATTTAAAAAATGAAAAAAGTGAATTATCTAAACAATCGTGACTTGCTGTCTGAAATACACAAGAGCAAGAATACCTATTCTTCCTATGTGAATCCCGAGGACAGTCAATACGACATGATTGTTAACGACATTAAAAAAATTAACGGTGCTAATATTGCCCGAGCAAGAAAAATACATGCTAAAAGACTCACTGCAGAAGCATGGGATCAAGCCAAAAAAACAGGCAATAAACGAATTAAGATGAGTGATTACGAAGTGTCTCCAAGAAAAATCAAAAAGACAGATCTAGTATTTCGAGTGATGACATTTGATCACATTACCACAGACAGTGAGAGAAAAAAGAATCCTAAAACTCGAGCGGATCATCACACCAAGGTTAATTTTCCCCCTTTCCAACACTATAGAATAAACGATAAAGGGCAACTGGTCTGTGTGGGCAAGAGTCATTGGGTGGGTGGTATGAGCAATGGACACTTTTCTAATGATCACGGCAAGATAACTCCCACGTTAGCTCACATGTTTTTAAAACTAGCAGAGAGATACAGTCAAAGGAGCAACTGGAGAGGTTATACCTATGTGGATGAGATGCGTTCTCAAGCACTGGTACAATTGAGTCAAATTGGTTTGCAGTTTGATGAATCTAAATCCGAAAATCCTTTTGCTTATTATACAGCAGCTATCACAAACTCATTCACAAGAATTTTAAACATTGAAAAGAAAAATCAAAATATTCGTGATGATATATTAGAAATGAATGAGATGATGCCAAG